TTGCATATTCCTGATCCCTGCGCGAGATAAGGAAAGCGGATTTGTTATCTCGGTTTTCAAAGAAAAGCGCAAGAGGATTTTATGGGCCTATTTTCAAATATCCCGGGATCTCCGTCGATCGCCGCTCCGGGTGCATCTCTCCCTGTTGCTTCATTGGCTCCCCTGACCGAAGACGACGTCAAGAAGGCTCTGCCCTCGACGCTTCGATCGTCCGTGACAACCCATCTGGTCGACGCGCTGAATGGAATAACCGCCGATCCTATTATCGCCCAAAATATCCGAGATAATTTCATCGGATATTCTGCGATTATGAGAGAGGGCAAGTTCAAGGTCGAGGACTACCTCCATGCGGTCGCCTACGTCAGCTACAAGCTGATGGGCGATTCCAACCAGGATGCCTATGTCAAAACCTTCCCCCAGCGCCACGCGACCCTTATCGCCAGGGGCTGCTCGTCGAAGGACATCGCGGCCTATGTCTCGGCCTATCACAGGGGCAAGCTCGTCAATCTGATCATGGAGCAATCCCTGGTTCCAAGCTGGGTGCTCAATCAGGATCTCTACCAGAAGGCTCTGAATGTTCAGGCCGATCTGATGCTCAACGCCAACTCCGAGAAGGTCCGCACCGACGCGGCCAACTCGATCCTGACCCATCTCAAGAAGCCCGAGGTGGTCAAGGGCCAGCTCGATCTGAACGTCAAGGAAGTCTCGGGGATGAAGGAGATGAAGGATCTCCTGACCCAGCTCGCCGGCCAGCAGCGCCAGATGATCGAGCAAGGCGAGATGAAGACGATCGACGTCGCAGCATCCAAGCTGGTCAACAAGGTCGACGCTGATGACGTCTGATGCGTCGGAGCTGATGTCCGGCGTCTCAGGCCATGCACTCAGCACGCTCGAGCTCACCGGCCGGACAGTCATCCGCAAGAGCCTGGATCAGTGGCTCGATGAGGTGGATTACGCCTCGCTGAACGACGGCTCGTATGTGCCGAGCGAATTCGCCCTCATCTTCATGAACTTCATCAAGCTGGTGAACGGCGCCGAAGGCGAGAGCAACAAGACGCCTCCGGTCCATCTGAAGATGCTGGACAAGCTCGCGAGCTCGACCTCGGACCAGGTCGCCAACCTCTGCTTTCGTGGTGCGGCCAAGACGACGCTCTTCTTCGAGTATCTCGTCCTGTTCATCGCAGTCTTTGGTTATCTGCCCGGCTTCGGCGAAATCACCGGGATGATCTACGTCTCCGATACCATGGAGAACGGCGTCAAGACGGCGCGTAAGAACATCGAGTTTCGCTACGAGAACTCGGATTTTCTCAAGGAATGGCTCCCTGTAGCCAAGTTCACTGACAATTATCTGGAGTTCCAAAACAAAGACGGCCATCGCTTGGGCTGTAAGATGTTCGGCGCCAAGACCGGCATCCGCGGAACCAAGATCTTCGGCAAGCGTCCTGTGCTGGCCGTGCTCGACGACTTGATCTCGGATGATGACGCCAAGTCCCAGACCGCAATGAACGCGATCAAGGACACCGTCTACAAGGGCATCAATTTCGCGCTCGATCCTCAGCGTCGTAAGATCGTGTTCAACGGCACGCCTTTCCACTCCGAAGACATCATGATCGAGGCGGTCGAGTCGGGTGCCTGGGATGTGAACGTCTGGCCGGTCTGCGAGCGTTTCCCTTGCTCGAGGGAGGAGTTCGTCGGTGCTTGGGAAGATCGCTTCAACTACGAGTTTATAGCGACCCAGTACGAGAACGCGGTCCTCAATGGCAAGCTCGCCGGCTTCATGCAGGAGCTGATGCTCAGGATCACCTCCGAGGAGGAGCGCCTGGTTCAGGACGCAGAGATCCGGGAATACTCCAGGGTCAAGCTGCTCGATCGCCGATCGGCGTTCAACTTCTATATCACCACGGACTTTGCCACCTCGGACAAGCAGACGGCCGACTATTCGGTTATCTCGGTCTGGGCCTACAACTCGAATGGGGATTGGTTCTGGGTGGACGGCGTGGCCGAGCGCCAGGACATGGGCAAGACGGTCAATGATCTCTTCCGTCTGGTCTCGGCCTACAAGCCCCAGAGCGTCGGCATCGAAGTCTCCGGGCAGCAGGGCGCCTTCATCAAATGGCTCCAGAACGAGATGATGACCCGGAATGTCTGGTTCAATTTTGCTTCGTCTGAAAAATCTGGGGCGCCTGGTATCCGGCCAGTGGTCAACAAGCTGACCCGGTTTAACCAGGTCGTGCCGATGTTCAAGGCCGGTAAAATTTATTTCCCGACCGAGCTCAAGGCGAGCAAGGTCGTTGGGCTCTTCTATAACCAGATCCGCCTGGCCACCCGGCACGGGCTCAAGGGCAAGGATGACTGCATCGATACCATCTCGATGCTGATTTATCTCAATGCCTGGAAGCCCAGCGAGGAAGCCCCAACAGGCATGGGGCATAATGGCGGCCCTGATTGGGATTATGACGAAGATAATCGCGATGATAATCGGAATGGCCTTGCTTCATATATCGTCTGATATTATAGACGATAATTATGAGAATATCCGATCTGTTCCGCCGGCTCTCATATGGGGAGCTTTCCAACCTCGCCATCTCGGGCGAGGGATCGGGCACGCTCGTGGAAGCGAAGCACCCTCAGATTATCCAATATACCAATGAGGGATTAACTCGCCTATTTACTCGATTCAATCTGCGACAAAATGACGTGATTATCGAGCAGGTTGCCCACATCACCAATTACCATCTTCGCAAACGCTTCGCCGAAAGCGTCGCCGGTGACGATGGGGACCCGGACAATATCGCCCACCCTTACATCAAGGATCTGGCACACGAGCCTTTCGAAGAGGACGTGATCCGGATCCTCGAGGTGCATGACAGCTATGGCATCGAACGGGTCCTCAATGACAAGGGGCGCCCGGATTCCCTGTTCACGCCCCAGCCGGATCTGCTTCAGGTGCCGCGGCCGATCGACGGCCAGGCGCTAAGCATTCTCTACCAGGCCAGGCATCCGATCCTGCGCCACGAGAAGATCCGGGAGGACGAGAACCTTCTTCAGCAACGGGTCGATATCCCTGTCTACCTTGAGGGTGCTCTCCAGGCTTTCGTGGCCTCCCAGGTCTATGGGCACATGAATACTCAGGAATCGACCATGAAAGGCCAAGAGTATCTCTCGGTCTGCGAAGCGATCTGCCTGGAAGTCGAAGACAAAGACACGGTCAATCAGACCTTCGACACCACTCATTACAAGTTGAGCCAACGAGGATTTGTCTGATGCGCCCTGTCTTTGGTTCCTGCGACTCCGATGCGCTGCTGGTCGACAAGATCATTGGTAATTCCTATGCAGTCGTGAAGTTCGTCGCCCAGAACATCGAATATATCAAGCATACCTCGGCGAATATGGCGGCGATCTACCGGCTGCATGCCTCCGCCGCGGAGATCGACACTCTCGCTGCGGAGATCGAGAAGTTCGATGCAGTTTACCTCAAGCTGACCGAGCTGCTGGCTGTCCATGCCAAACTCACCGAGATTTCGGGAGTTTACAACAGCCTCACAGAGTTGCAGGCGATCTTCGACAATCTCGATCAGCTCCTCGCTGTCTACGCGATTATCCCGGATATCGAGGAATTCCTGACTGGTCTGGATACCAAGCTCAATCTGACTGGTGGAACTCTGACCGGGCCTCTGACCTTGTCGGCGGATCCGATCAACGCTCTTCATGCAGCGACCAAGCAATATGTCGACCAGATCATCGCCGCTCAGGATGCGATGGTCTTCAAGGGCGTCATCGATTGCTCGGCCAACCCGAACTACCCGGCCGCTGATCGGGGCTGGACCTATCGTGTCTCCGTTGCCGGCAAGATCGGCGGCGCCAGCGGCGTCAATGTCGAGCAGGGTGATCTGCTCCTTTGTTTGACTGATGGCACAGTCGCCGGGAACCAGGCTGCTGTTGGCGCAAGCTGGTCCATCTCACAGACCAACATCGATGGCGCTGTTATCGGCCCGGCCACCGCAGTGGATGCAACGCCTGCGGTTTTCGACGGTACGACCGGCAGGCTGCTGAAGAACATCACCTTCGCTACGTTCAAGGCTGCCCTGGCCTTGGTGAAAGCCGACGTCGGCCTGGGTAATGTCGACAACACCGCGGATGCAAACAAACCGGTCTCGACGCCGCAGCAGGCGGCGATCGACACGAAATTTGCATCTCTTGGTCTGGGAACTCCGAGTGGCCGTCTGACACTGACGAGCGGATCGCCGGTGATGACCGCCAACGTCTCAGCGGCCGGCACGGTTTACTATACTCCACATCTTGGCTCCTCGATCCCGATCCGGAACAAGAATTCCGGACTCTGGTTGAATTACTCATTCGCTGAATTGTCGAATGTTCTCGCCAACACCGTGACCGGAAGCGCTGGACCAACCGCAGTGGCGGCCTCACAGGTCTATGATCTCTACGTCTGGGACACTGATGGCGCCGGCACGCTGGCATTGACGCGATCGCCGGCCTGGTCGGATGGCACCGCTGGATCCAACACGGTTCGCGGTACAGGTGCCGGCGGCTCCGCCTTGCAGCGCAACAGTGGTATCCTGAACAACGTCGTCGCGATCGTGAATGGTCCGGCCGCCGGCTATGGCACCTATGTCGGAACGATCGCGACTGACTCCTCGGGCGCGACCGTGACCTGGCACACGGGTGGCGCAGCGTCCGGTGGCACAGCGGCGTATTTCAACGTCTGGAATATGTACAATCGCATCAAAGCGCTGGCGACGGTCACCGACAATGGAGCAGCCTACACCTACTCCTCGGCCACCATCCGACAGGCTCGAGGCAGCGTTGGCAACCAGGTCAACTTTGTCCGAGGGATCCAGGAGGATGCCGTCCTCGCTTCGATGTCACGCGCGGTCAACACCGTAGCAGCGGCCGCTGCATTCACGAAGATTAGCTTCGGCATCGACACAGCGGCCGCATTCACTGTGCAGCCCGGGCTGGTCTATGCCCCTTCGGCGAACGCCATGAATGGTGTCATCACGCCGGCGTTGACCTTCAATCCGGGCATCGGTGTTCGGTTCATTGCTGTCAATGAGGCAGGGGATGGAACCAACAGCAACTCTCTGAACCCGAACAGCCTTGACATCCTCAAGGTCGCGCTTCGCGCCTAGATATTATAATTAATATCAGACGATCATTTTATTCATAATCTTGTACAGGGATATTAAGATGCCTGTTGATCTCGACGATCCGAAAATGGAGGGCTATGTCCCTCTCCAGCAATATCGGGATCTGGATACTGGCGCATCCAGTCGTCGGATCCGTGAGGATAGCGATGAGGGGCCTTTGACCGAGGTTGAGGTCAAGGCGATGCTCGCTGTCTTGCAGGACATGCAAATCGATGAGCGTCTCGCCACTGAGCAGGATGCTCTTGAGCTGACCAGTGCGACCAAGCTTGCGGTCCCTGCGACGGTGCGAACTGCGGTCGAGCAGGCCGAGTTCTCGTTCGAGGACATGCAGAATCCCGAGACGCTCCAGGCGATCATCAATCGCACTGGGCGCACACCCTTCATGGATGGTGCGCTGTCCGCAGATGCCAGCCATCATGCCGTGATCAACGCCTGCATCGACAAGGTCATCACCGGGGGAGGGGGCATTGTCTGGATGCCTCCGATCGCCGGCGAATGGAAGATCGGCGGCCCGATCAACCTCTTCAAGACAGGAGTCACTGGCTCTTATCTCAAGTTCCAGGGCATCGGCGAAAAGGTTCGGATGAAGCGCCTGAATGCGACTGGGGACATTTTCGTCGTCGGCGATGGTGCCACCCCGGTCTACTATGTGCACCTGAAGAATATTCTTCTGAATGCGGTTGTTCCGCGCACATCTGGCATCGATATCAAGATGCAGCGCTGCAATCAGATGCTCTTCGAGGATCTGGTCTTTGATGGCTCCTACGCGGGCATCCAGGCTGATCATAGCAACACCTGCTATTTCAACCGCGCCGTCATCAATATGCCCAACCAGACCAGTGGTTATGGCGTTATCATTCGTTCCGAACCAGCGACTGCTTATCGAACTGACATCGTCAAACTGTCCGAGGTGACGATCCAGGCTTACAATGCTGGTTCCTACGGCATGCTGGTCAGTGGGCGTGTTCATGGCTGCCATACTGACGGTGTCTACGCGCTCGGTACGCGTCGAGGTCTTCAGCTCGTCTCAACAGCCGCTGGCTCAGCTTGGGCGGATATCCCGTCGTTCGGCGACTACCGCAAATTCGAGACCGATCGTGCTTTGGATATCTCGGTTGTGGTGGAAAAGGGCTACCGCAACGAGTTCCATCGAGCGGAGTTCTCGAACACTTCGGGCGCCATGGATGTGCCCTATCCGCAGGGCAGCGCAGACAATTGCGCACTCTACATTGGCGCCGGCGCGACAGATACCAAGTTCTTCGCCGGTCGTATCGGTAACTGCCGACAGCAGGCCGTCCAGGATTATGGTCTTGGGAGCCAGTTCTTCGGAACTACCTTCAATGACATGTCGAAAGCCGGCGCCGGAGTTGCCGCTGCGGTTTACCTCGGTGCCACGGCCCGAGCATTCAACTATCAGGCCTGCCGTATCGAAGGCTATTCCCGGGCTTCCTATGCCTTCCAGATGGAAACGGCGACCAAGAACGGCATCATTCGAGACACGATCTACAAAGATCTCGTCAATAGCTTCAATGCCGGCACCGGAACAAACGTCACGATGTCCGGACAAAAGGACGACACCGTGTAATAGACCTTCATATTTTCTGGTATTTAAAGGCGATTACTATGAAAATCATTGAGAATGCCCGGGACATTTTGTTCCGCAGCTATGTCGCTTGGATTGTCTACCTTGGGACGGCAGCCCAGATCGTTTTCGAGTTCGGCTTCGGATCCAGTCTTCCCGGCTGGGTCAATGTCTTGCTGCTGGTTCTGATCCTCCTGGGTCGGACGCTCAAGCAGGAGAGCATTTCGGGCCCGTCTGTGCCGGTGCCGGAGTTCACTGGGGGCGAGACCCAATGAGCTTCATCGAGTTCCTCAAAAGGCTATTTGGAGCGAAAGCTCCTCAGTCTCGCCCTGTCGCTCCATCCGTGAAGCCGCCGGCTTCCCAAGTGACGGGGAAGGGCGCCGTCGGCAAGCTGAGCTCATCCAAGCGAGCCAAGGCAGCGATCGTCGCTGCCGGCATCGCCGCGGCCTCAGCGATTGGCTACCAGGGCATGAAGACCCCCGAGGCGGTGATCCTCGCCACCAACGCTCTGATCAAGCCCTGGGAGGGTCTGGTGCTCAAATCACACTGGGATCCCTACGCCAAGATCTGGGACATCTGTTATGGCGAGACCAAGGGCATCACGGCCGGCATGGTGAAGACCAAGGCCGAATGCGAAGCGATGCTCGAGAAGCGGGTCTATGCTGACTACTATCTGCCGCTGACCAAGCGCATCAAGGGCTTCACCTCGTTCCCGGTCTCAGTCCAGGCGACAATGATCTCGGGCGCCTACAACTTCGGTGTCGGCGGGATGAGTGGATCCAAGGCAGCCAAGCTTGCCAGCGAGGGCAAATATCGCCAGGCTTGCGAGGCCCAGACGTCCTGGAACAAAGCCGGCGGGCAGGTTGTGACAGGTCTGGTTCGACGGCGAGAAATGGGGGATGCCCAGCGCATTGGCGAAGCGGAGCTTTGCCTCAGCGGCATCTAGAGGAACTCCTCTTCACATCCGGCGTTCGTAATACGCCCTGATTATTGAGATAACCGGGAGGGCATTTACCTCCCGGTATTTTCTATTGATATTCTCCCAAATTCATTGAATAACTCACAGGGCAGAAAGCGCCCAGTGATGTTTCTCGACTCATTGAAAATCCAGATAATAGTAAGAGATAATCAGACCATGTCCGATGCTCCTGCCAATTTGCCGAAAGATGGCACTCTGCTGAAGTGGGATGGAACAATTCCGGCATGGGGCATCATTCTGCTGGGGGTCGCCTGGATCGGCTATTCCTGGAGCAATATGCAGGAAATGAAGACCAAGTTGACGACTCTGGAAGTCAGCGTCGTCGAGTACAGGAAG